TTTGACCGCCACGTTTTAAATCATAACCCTCAACGTAGTTACCATACATAATACGATTACCCATTAAGGTTTGAGTTTTAGCAAGTAGAGGCACGTTATCGTACAAACGTAATATCTCACCTTCTGATAATATAGTAAATATCTTACTATCGGTAAATGAATACGTATAATTCGTATAGTCTAAGTAATTTAAATCTTGCTTACTAAGCTTTTCAATAACCTTAATAGTTCCTGAGTCAGACTCTTTAAAAAGTATTTCAACGCCTTTTACTTGAGGGCCGCCTGTATAAAATGTAACCTCAGCAGTATTTATGCTATTTACCATACCATCGTTCACACCACTATCAGGTGAAAGCTCAAATGGTTTGGGTGAAAAACTTGGATTGGTAAATTGTGATGTAGCTGAGTACTCACCATTAGCGTACTCATACCTGTAACCAAAGCATATAAACCTATCCTGCATAAAAGTATCAGTAATACTTGGATTGTCAATACCTGTAACTAAAGGTGCTTGAGCGGGTGGGTCTAAAATTACTAATATATCATTATACTCAAAGTTGTCACTACCCGTAATTGAAGTTGGGTATCCGTAATTTGAGTTTACATTTATCTTTCTTGGCGGATTATAATTGTCTGTAAAAAATAAAAAGTCACCAACCTTATTTACGTTGCTAATAAGATGACTCGGGTTAAAGTTTAATGTGGTGTTTGTGGGGTCGTCATTGTTTTTAAAGCTAATAACATGGTACTCTACTGACTTTACATTTGTATTGTAAGACACAATAAGGTCCGCTTTATTTATACTTGTGGCTGACGCATTATTATCGTGTATAAACCAATATATAGTTTCATTAGCCCCATCCTCAAAAGCACCAATACATCTAGCACTACTGCTTAAATCATACTGTACGTCTGAGTAAGTACCTAAGTTGATAGAGGTTAAAAGCTCGTTACCTTTTGATGATTCTACAGAACCTATCTCAGATTCTTCAGTAGAACCAAGGCGAACATTCATTGCGTCTACATACTCACCGTTAGGTACAAGCCGTTCATCGACAGACTTGTTCATCCTTCCGGCTATAAAGTGCCTTTTTAAGTTAGCCATATTTATTTAATCCACTTAGATTGCCCTCTGAGATTCATTAGGAGTCTACCGGGGTGTATGTTACTGATTCTTATTTTAGCATTTCGTAACAATGCTGATTTTTGTTTTCGTGCTCGAGCAACTATGTACTCTTGAACACCAAGCTTACTATTTAATATAGCGTATTGAATGTATGCGTATACGTATTCCTCAAACAACTTGTTCACAGTAATAAGAGAGTCATTACCACCCTCCATACCATCAGACACGTACTCTAATATAACAGACTTACCTGCCATTGTAGAGTCAAAGTTTATAACACCCGCCTTAGAATCTATTCTAAAGGTTGGGTTAGCGTTTGCGGTCTCTGTATTCAAACCATACCGAGCACCTATAGCATAGTCAAAATACCAAGCCCCGTCACAGCAATAACCTTCACTGCCATTAAATGGGCTAGCTTCGTTTAAGTATATACTCTTCTTAGTTCCTTTAATCCTCGCAAGGTCAAAGTCTGAGAACTCAGGGTTCAGCACCTCACCGTTCTCGTCAAACAATAAAGCCCCGCTATTATCTTTAAGATATGCTTGAGCGGTAGTAGCTTGAATGTTTTCAGTTAACGGAAATAACACACCGTTTTCAAACATCGACACCCTAACCCAATTAACATAGTCCGAAGGGAGTACGTATCGTACCGTGTCAGGCAGCGAAATCTCTAACGCTTTGATTTCCTTGAACGCATCATAGTTAAGCTCTTGAATCGCACGTTTTGCGTGGAATATAATCTTGTATCGCTCCTCGTTGTTTACAAGGGAATGATTCCCTTGATACATAAGCATGAAGTTTGTTACTATATCCTTTAGGCTAACGTATTGATACGAACCCCAATTCTTACTTTCAGGATTAGAGCCGTTGTTCTCGTAGTATTGATATTGAGATATATATGCCATTATTGTTACTCTATATTATTTTGTTGTTCCTGTTTGTTAGCAAAATCAACTACCATAGTTTCGCGAATCTCAACTCCTGCGTACTTAAGTATCTTATTTACTAACTCGTTTTGATAGCTAAGGGGTAGCTCAAAATCCTCATAATCCCCCGCACTTGGATTAAATATAGGTACATTACTCCCTACTGCGGTATAAGTCCACTTGGGCGTTGAAGGGTATCTAATATATCTTGCAGTTGCTTGGCCCGAATTTGGTGTAATCTTTATAAGGCCTCCATCTTGAGTGTATACAGGGAACTCATCACTTGGAGCTGTAAGTGGGGAAATTTCTAAAGCTGTAATTTTGCCTTGAGAGACTCTTTCAACCTCAACATTAATATTATTAATACTTATTGTAATCCTATTTATATAGTAATAATTGTTAGGCAAAACGTGTGTTCCGTAATTACTCGTTAAAGTTGAGCTCTCGCTAAACAAATCTATATCCTCAAGGATTCCTTTTGATATGTCAGCGTAGTCAGTACCTGACCTACGAGCGTTCTCTGAGTTTATCTGATTATTGTATTGGTAAAATAAGTTCTCGAATATTTCAAGCTGCGCTTGCTTAGCGTACAGGTTAAAATCCATTGGAGATAAATACCCGTAGTTATTCTTATTTAACACAGCAAGCACTGTGGTTCTAACGTCATCTATCATTATTAAATCTTTTCACAAATATACGCAAAAAAAAAAGAGCCCCTATGGAGCTCCTCTTTCAACCTATTACATTATAACATTAAGATGCTACAATGTCGTTGATAAGGACAGGAGACTTAATCTCAATAACCTTACCTGTGTTATTTGCGTTAGCAGACTCTACGATTGCATCTTGGAAGAAGTTCCTCATCTGCACCGTTGAGGTTGCGTCAGCCTCTGCATACGTGATAGTTACTGTGTCAGCTCCATCAGTTAGACCGTTGTTGATTACAACCGTACTATTTGTTGGCGCGCTTACTGTGGATACATTATCAACTCCGATAAGCTTCGGTTGGTTTTTAACCTCTTGAATCTCCATAGAATCAATAACAATTGTTGAGCCTACTTGAGAGCTATTTTGAGCTTGTATGCCAAAATAAAAACCACTTACTCCACTTAACTTGGTGAAGTTAATTTTATTCTCTCCAACGCTTAAATACTCAGCAATATAAGCTGCACCATTCCAATAAACAAAAGGAGCTTCATCAACGCTTAATACGTTAACAGTTAATATGTATTCAGAGCCATCAATAGTAGGGTTGGATTCATCAAATTTAACAACATCATATAATGGTGATATTCCGTTTGCTGTAAAGGTAACATTGTTTGCGCTAAATAAAGTGTTGTTACCCGAAGAATTATTTGTTGAGGGAACCCTTACATAACCATAAGCAAACACATTGGTAGGTTGGATTGAGATGTTGCCATAGGTGGTAGTACCTGCAGTATTAAAGCCTGCTCTAAACAATAACTTAGTGTTGCTAGCTTCTTTTATAAACGTGTAGTCAACAGACCCTGAATCAGTTGGAATATCAATACCTGTACCATTTAAGTATAAAGCTCCATTACCAACATCACCGGTTACACTTCCTATTTTAAGATTAACCTCCACGCCATCAGGTATACCTGTTAAATCATATCCCGCTCCTTCGTATATTCCGCCTGATACTATTACAAGTTTACCTCCTACAACATCTGTTGATGTAGCGGGATAACTCGATGAAGCTATAGACCAACCTGTTAAAGTCGTTACATCAGTATCATCAGTAACACCTTTAAAGTAAGGATTATCTACAAACTCAACTTTCCCTGATTCTTTTAATGATATATCTGAGTATTCTACAGTAGCAGGGTAAGAAGTGCTATTAGCAGTAAAATACAAAGTTGCAGAACTTGATATTGCTTTAAAATAAAACTCACCCTTTCCTCCTATAGCAGAAACAATGCTGTAGCCTGAAACAGAAACTGAGTTATTTGCTAAATCTCCTTCAGCAGTAAAAGAAAGATTGTAAACCTTGCCAACGGTAAGCCCTGTTGCGGTATACCTAGCGGCTTGAGAGCTTCCGCTACCAACTACTTTTAATTTTCCACCCTCAATAGTAGCTGTAGGTGTACCAAGTAATGACCAACCACTTAAAGTACTTACGTCAGTGCCATCAGGTATTTCTGAAAAGTTAGAGTTTATAACATTAGGCCCTAGCATGTTAAACTCAGGGTTCTCTAATATGTCGTTACCTATGTACGACTTGTTTAGTTTTAAATAATTCGCCATCTTATGAAAGTGTTATAGCT